TTAACCCAATCGCAACGTTTAACGATGTTGGAACAGTTATTTGGGGTAATAAAACTTTACAAGTTAAAGAATCAGCTCTTGATAGAATCAACGTAAGAAGATTGTTATTACAAGCTCGTAAATTGATTTCAGCGGTAGCCGTAAGATTATTGTTTGAACAAAACGACCAAGTAGTAAGACAACAATTCTTGGATTCAGTTAACCCAATTTTGGATTCAATTAGAAGAGATAGAGGTTTGTATGACTTCAGAGTTACAGTTCAAAACACTCCTGAAGATTTAGATAAGAACCAAATGATTGGTAAAATCTATATCAAACCAACTAAATCTCTTGAATTCATTGACATTGAGTTCTTAATCACTCCAACAGGAGCATCGTTTGAGAATATCTAAAATGATAACATAATTTTAAAAGCCCCCTTAATTGGGGGTTTTTTATTTAACTGAATATTTATAAGATATGAAAGACATTTTTGAAGGGTTTACAGAAGAAGGCACTCCGGATTTAAAGTATTACGCTTTTGACTGGGATGACAACATTATGTATATGCCAACCAAAATAATCCTTAAAGATGATAAAGGTAAAGAAATTGGTATGGGAACTCACGATTTCGCAAAGTATCGTACAATGATTGGAAAAGAAGAATTTGAATATAATGGACATACTATTGTAGACTTCTCTGAAGAACCTTTTAGAAACTTTAGGGAACAAGGTGATAAAGATTTTATTATTGGTAGTCTTATTGGTAAAAAAGGTCCGGCTTGGAGTGACTTTGTGGAGGCAATCAATGGAGGGTCAATATTTGCAATCATAACTGCTCGTGGACATAATCCTATGGCGATTAAAAACGCTATTAGACAACTGATTGAAGGTGAAATTGGTGGAATTTCTAAAAAGGAACTTGTGAAAAACCTTCGTAAATACCGTGACCAAATTAAAGGACTTTCAACGGAAAAATTAGAGGATAAACAATTAATTGATTTATATATGAATATGAATCAATATTCACCTGTGACTTATGGGGAAGGTAGTGCTGCCAATCCTGAAGATGGTAAGGTGGTTGCTATGAGAAAATTTATTTCTTATGTTAGACAACAATCTCAAATGTTACAACAGGATGTAGAAATGATTGATGACGTATCTAACAGATTTGTACCTACAATTGGATTTTCAGATGATGATGAAAGAAATTTACAAGCTATGTCAGATAAATTATCTGATGAAGAAGAAAAAAGTTTAAAAATGTATACTACTAAAACTGGTGAAAAAAATAAATTTAATGATGCTAATACCGGAGACTAGTAGAAATATTCACAAAAAAAAACAAAAGTAAATAGATTTTTCTTTTGACATATATTTATATAAGAATAAAACAGAAAAAAACAAAAAAACATTATGGCTGATTTGCTGATGAAAATGCCGATTCCTTACGAACCGAAAAGGCAGAATAGATTTATATTAAGATTTGATTCCTCTTTAGGGATTAATGAATGGTTTGTTGAATCTACAAGTAGACCACACATCACAATCGGTGCTACGGAGATTCAGTTCTTAAACACTTCAACATTCGTTGCAGGTAGATTTAACTGGCAGACAATTAACGTTACTTTCCGTGACCCAATTGGACCGTCAGCTGCACAAGCTCTTATGGAGTGGGTTCGTCTACACGCTGAGTCTGTTACAGGACGTATGGGTTACGCTGCGGGTTATAAGAAAAACATTGATTTGGAAATGTTAGACCCAACAGGAGTTGTTGTAGAGAAATGGTTGTTACAAGATACTTTCTTAACTGACGTTAACTTCAACGCTTTAGGTTACTCTACAGATGGTTTAGCGACTATCACGGCAACTTTAAGACCTGACAGATGTATTTTAGTGTACTAATTTAAAATTAATATTAATAAGAGCCCCACATTTGTGGGGTTTTTTGTTTACTAAAACTTTTTTCTTGATTATTATAAGTAATAAAAACAATTTTATATGGATTCAAAAGAAGCGGGACAAATAGGTTTTAACTTACCTCACGATATTGTGACTTTACCTAGTGGTGGTAAATTTTACAAAAACAAAAAGAAAAGTGTTAAAGTTGGATTTTTAACGGCATCAGATGAAAATCATTTGATGAATATTAAAAAGGCTGACTCACAATCAATTATTAATGCGTTAGTTAGAAATAAACTATATGAGCCAGATTTGAAACCTGAAATGATGTTGGATGGTGATATTGAAGCAATATTAGTATTTTTAAGAAATACTTCATTTGGTTCTGAATATAATTTACCGGCCATTGACCCCGAAACAGGTGAACCATTTGTTGGTAAGGTTGACTTATCAGAACTGAATATTAAACAATCTTCAGTTGAACCTGATGAAGAGGGACTTTTTATTGTTACATTACCAAAAAGTAATGTTACTGCTAAAATAAAGTTACTAACATTTGGTGAGGATTTAGACATCGTTAAACAACTTGAAAATTATCCACAAGGGTTGGTACCACCAAAGGCTACTCAAACACTATTACATCAAATAGTTGAATTAAACGGAACGAGAGATAAAGGTGAAATTGCCAAAGCAATTGAAAAAATGCCTATTATGGACTCAAAATACATCCGTAATTTCTTAATTGAAAATGAACCAAGATATGACTTAAAGAGAGAATTAATCGCCCCGTCCGGAAGAAAGGTAACGTTGAACGTGACCTTTGGGGTGGAGTTTTTTCGGCCTTTCTTCTGATTTTTACAGCCATCAAATGGATGAGTTTTTTATCTTATCCTCAAAGATGAATATTTCTTATTATGACTTTTTAATCTTACCAATTTTCCAAAGAAGATATTTGGTAAATAAAATAATAGAGATTCATACGCCTAAAACTGAGTAAAAAACTAAACTCTAATTATTTATTGATATGGCGGGATTTTTAGAAAATTTAGGTGAAGGTCTTAATGATGTATTACAAGGATTCACATCTGCGTTAGGAGGTTCATTAGCAAAAGTATTAGATAGTGGAACTATCGCTAAAGCGATAGAAGAAGTTGACATAGGGATGACTAAAGTTATCAACACTATGGGTGGGGGTAGAGAGTTGTCTTATTTAATTAAAAACAATATTGCCGGAGCTTATACTGATGTAAAATTATTAGGTGGCTCTTTAGACGACATTGTAACAATCCAACAAGATTTAGTAAACAATACAAATAAACAAGTTATTTTACAAAAAGAGTATTATGATGATTTATTTGCAACAACCCAAGTTACGGGAGAACTTGCCGGTACTTTAATTAATGCATTTGATAATGCTGGCAAATCTGTTTATGATATTAAAGACACTATGGAAGGTGTTGTTAATCAGTCTAGAGCTATGGGATTGGATGCTCAAGAAGTGTCAAGTCGTATGGTTTCAAACCTTGATAAAATGAATATGTACGGGTTTGAAAGAGGAATTCAAGGTTTATCTAAAATGGCGGCAACATCAGCGATGTTTAAAATGGATATGTCAAGTACATTTAATTTGGCAGATAAATTAATGGGTCCTGAACAGGCTGTTGAGTTCTCCGCGAGATTACAAGCGTTAGGTATTCAAAGTGAACTTGTTGACCCATTCAGAGCAATGGACTTAGCAACTAACAATGTTGAAGAATTACAAAACCAAATTGTTAAGCTAGGACAAGGAATGACGTTTGTCAATCAAGAAACCGGACAAGTTGAAATCTTCAAAGAAAAACGTGGTGTTATTAAAGAACTTGCCGCGGCTGCGGGTATGGGAGCTGCAGAATTTGCTAAATTGATAATTCAATCAGAAACTGCAAAATTAAAAATGGCTCAAATTAAAATGCCTGATTTTAATGTTACTGAAGAACAAAAAACAATGATTGCCAATTTATCAGCGATGAAAGAAGGTGCTCAAGGTAAAGGTTACTATATCCAATTTGAAGATAAACAAGGTAAGACTCAAGAAAAATTAGTGTCCACAATTGATGAAAAAGATTTACAAGCAATTTCTGACCAATACGCTAATCCAAAAAGTATGGAGGATTTACAAAAAGAACAAAGAGATTTCTTGTCAAGAATGGCTGACAGTTTGGAGGCCATTGAAAATTCGGGTGGTATGTCTATTGCGGGTTCAAAATTAGGTGGTGCCGTTGTTGATTTATCATTAGCTGCAAACGATTTAATTCTTGAACCAATTGCTAAAGCGTTAGATACAAAAGGTATTTCTAAAAGTATTGACGATGCTGGTGATAATTTAAAAGACATTTATACTAGTATTACTAATGTCGCAACAGGATTTGATGGTACAGTTGCGGGATTTAGTAATTTATTTTCAGGTACTTTAAGTAGTATAGGTGATGCGGTTAATAGAGCTAGTATTAGGTTTGAAGACAATCTTAAAAGAGTTGAACAAACAAGTTTATTTAAAGACAATAGTGTTGTTCAAACCGGAACTAGTGGAATTAATCTACCACCGTCAGTGAGGGAAGTAATAAAAGACGGATTTGTTTTTGGTGATGGTAATAGTAAACAGGTAGTTCAAACACACCCTGATGATAATGGATTTTTTGCTCAAAGAGAAGGTATGTTAAAGATGATGGGTGGTGGGGATATTATTGAAAAGATGAAAGAGATGACAAGGGAAGCTAATAGTAGAAATAACGTTGATACAAGTATGATGGCTTCAATGAATAGGGCAATGTCTGAATCTATGTCAAAACCACAAGACGTAAATCATAAAATGGACCCTGTTGAACACAAAGGTGATATAAAAATTACTATGGATTTTTCAAATGTTCCGGCAAATCTTGATGTAAAACATTTAAATAATGCGTTTCAGAATAATCAAGGATTGATAGAAGGTTTGGTTAACGCTGTTAAGAAAAAAATAAATAACAATGGAGTGACAAACGCACCTTCAGATTATAACGAATCATACTTAAGGGGTTAAAAATTTAAGTTGTCTCTATTTATTAAAAAACGTAATAAATGCCTGAAGTGCCATTATCCTATATCAGTACACAGTCTTTAAGAGACTCACTATTAGCAAAAAATCTACCACCATATAATGTGGAAGGTTCGTTTACGTCAAACGTAAATAACCCGACATTTGAGATTGTACAGACGGTTAGTGGTGTAATTGATACTCCAAGTGTGAGTACAAATATGTTTTCACCAATGTCACAATCAAGGATATTAGGTTCATTAAATCAATATGGACCAACAAGAATATTGGATGGT